CACGTTCGTCTCGTACCCGCAGCGGGAGATCGAACTCGCGGCCGAGCAGATGGAAACGATCTTCGCCAAGAAGTTCCCCGTCACCCATGAGGCGTACAACCGCCTCGGAAGGACCGCACCATGAGTGAACGTCTGATCAAGAACACCCGGCACGCTGCCCAGTACCCCTGGCCCGAGGACACCTACGTTCAGGGCGGTGACCACGGGGTGGTGTTCTCCCCGGACCGGGACCCGTACCGGACGGCGTTCGTGGAGGCCTTCCCCGGGGACACGTTCCTGCGGGGCGAGGGCGCCACCATCGCGGAGGCCGAAGACAAGTGCTGGAAGCAGTTCCTGCGCTGGCGGGACTGCGACGGCAGCGGGCAGGGTCACGGCCCCTACGAGCGCCGCCAGTACCGCAACGGGGCCGGGTTCTGCACCCGCTGCGGCATCTGGATGAACCGGGTCTTCCCCGAGCTGCCGGAGGACCCGGAGCGCCCCAAGAACCTGCTGGAGAAGGCGTTCAGCGGAGACCGGGAATCCCTCACCACGATCTTGGACGCCGTCGCCAACGCCGAAGACCTCCCGAAGGGAACCGACTCGTGAGCCTGCGTGGACAATCCGGCCTGCTTGGGAAGCCGGTCAGCGCCCTGGCCCCTGACGTCGTGTCCGCGATCCTGCGGGACGACGACGAAAGCCCGACCGCCCTGTACCCGACTCTGCTCGGGGTGTTCTGTGACGCCGACGGCACCGTCATCGAAGCGGACATCATCGTCAACGACCGGGTGAGCAAGCCGGAGCGGCTGGAGATGATCCGCCAGTACGCCCGTAGCCAGGGCTGGGTATGCAGCGCCCACGGGGACTGGTGCCCGGCCTGTACCGGAAAGGCAGTCCTGTGATGGAGCGGCTGTGGCAGTGGATACAGCGGCGCCGGGAGCAGCGGCAGAAGCGCCGGGACGCCGTGGTAATGACCCGGCTGATGCTGTCTCCGGGTGTCCTGGAGCAGTACAAGCAGCGGCTGGCGGAGGACGACTGGACGGCACGCAGGGAGGGGGACCGGTGAACCCGTACTGGAGCTACATGCTGACTGCTGTGGGGGTCTTCGGGCTGTGGCTGGCCGGTCGGAAGAGCCCGGTCGGATGGGCGGTCGGATTCGGCGCACAGGCCCTGTGGGTCGCCTACGCGGTAGCCACCCAGCAGTGGGGTTTCATTGTCTCCGCTGTCTGCTACGGCTCTGTGTATGCCCGGAACTTCCTGGCCTGGCGGCGGTCCGAGCTGGAGCAGGAGGCGGCAGCGTGAGGGACATGGACACCGATCCGGACCTGCACGGGATACCGCCGCAGTTCATCACGAAGGACTCCGGGAAGCGGCAGGAGTACGAGACGGGTATGGTCCGCGATACCCAGGAGGGCAAGGCCCGGTTCGACCTGCTGCTGGCGGAAGGCTTGCCGTATGAGGCGCAGTTCCTGACCCGGCTGGCCGCACTGGCGGAGCGGGGCGCGAGCAAGTACGGCGAGCGGAACCACGAGAGGAGCCGGACGCCGGAAGAGCTGGTCCGGTTCAAGGCGTCGGCGATGCGGCACATGGTGCAGTGGCTCAGCGGGGACATCGAAGAGGACCACGCGGCGGCGGTCGCCTTCAACCTGTTCATGGCGATCTCATGCGAGTGGCGGATAAACAATCCGGCCTAGACATGCCAGAGGCGCTTGCCCAACTTCCTACGGTCAGCAAGCGCCTCTGATCAACGATGACCCCTGAAGGAGTTCCCTGCCAGGCTATCACCAGGGGTCAGGCGTCCTGGAAGTCCAGTGTGACGATGAAGTCCCGGTGACCGAGGAGGAGTTCCATCATCTCGAAGGTCATGTCTTCGGCCTCCTCGCGGGTCTTCCCCTGGGTGACCGCCGGTCCGTTCGTGGGGACGTCGTGGACGGTGACCGCCCACCAGTCTCCGCTGCGCACGGCCGTGCCCTTGTACTTCTCCACAGGTGCCCCTCTCTGTCAGTGTGGGTATCTACCCTAGCCTATAGACTTGCCCCGTTCGGGGGTTGCTTGTCAGCGGCTCCCTGTAGTCTTATATCCACGCTGCAACGAAGCCTGTTGAAGCGGCCTAGGGGCTTGGTTGACACCCTGATCAGGATGTGTCTACCCTAGCTTCCGCGACCCGGCGCTAACCCGGAAGAGACACGTCAAACCAGTAGAAAAGAGCACGCGTTGCCTCGCGTAGACGGTTCCCCCGTCCGCCCCAAGGCGGAAACCCCCATCCCGGCGCAGCACCAGCCTCCCCAGGATGGCTCGTTCGACCCGATGGCGTTCCTGGGGCTGACCGCCCTGGACGACTCCAGCAGCCACATTCGGGCCCTGCTGTACGGTGAGCCCGGTACCGGCAAGACCTCCGGCGCGGCGTTCGTCGCCAACCTCCCCGGTGACGGCATCACCGTCATCGTGGACATCGAAGGCGGCGTCAAGAAGGACTCCCTCAAGCGCCTCGGCGTCGACACCAGCAAGGTCCTCATCTGGCCGGACCGGGAGAAGGGCGAGGAAGTCACCTACGACAGCCTCGAAACCCTGCTGTACCGGCTCCGGTCCACCCTCCAGCGTCAGCCCGGCTCCATCAAGGGCACCGTGTTCGACTCCAGCACGGAGCTGTCGGCGGGCCTGCTGATGGAGATCACCACCTACGCCTACGAGAAGGACTTGGACCTTCCCGAAGCGGCCAAGGCCAAGCGGCTGGCCGAGGGCAAGAAGCTGCGGGAGTCCAAGTACGAGACGCAGATCCAGGACTATGGCACCCTCACCAACCAGGGCCGTACCCTGTTCCGGGGCTTCCGTGACCTGGGCTGCCACCTGGTGATCACCGCGCTGGAGAAGTCCGACGCCGAAGGCGAGAACGGCACCAAGCAGATCGGCCCCGAGCTGCCGAACAAGCTGTCCGCCTCCGTGCGCGGCTACGTCGACATGGTGCTGCGGCTGACGTCCGAGACCGTGCAGACCGGCCCGAGCGAGCAGGTCACCCTGATCCAGGCGGAGACCAAGCCGTCCTTGACCAAGCAGTGCAAGGACCGCGACGGTGTCCTTCCGGTGACCCTGCTGACGCCGACGATGGAGCGTATCCACGGCTACGTCACCGGCGAGATCAACGAGGCCACCGACCCGGAGGTCCAGCGTCACGCCGACATCCGTGCCAAGGCCGCCGCCTTCAAGGCTGCCAAGCGCCAGCGCCCCGCCGCCTGAGTACCCGACCAACCGAAACACGCGAGGAACTTAAACCATGCCGAAGCTCACTCAGGAGCAGATCCAGGCCGCCAAGCAGCAGAACGCTGAGCGCGGCATCTCGGACGAGCCGAAGAAGCCGCTGGTGGCGCTGCCGTGCGGCAACGGTGAGGCGTACGTGTACAAGCTGGTCGCCTGCACCGAAGGTCCGGTCAAGTCGGACCCGACCAAGACGAAGCGGCAGTGGACGTGGGAACTGACCCTGGACGACCGCTACCACCCGGACCTGGTGGGTGCCGGGTACCTGGAAAAGATCTGGCACTACACCTCGTGCATGCCGGGCGATGAGTGGGCCATCACTAAGATGTTCCATCATTTCGGCTACTCCAACGACACCGAGACCGACGAGCTGATCAACGACGAAGCCACCGTCCTGATCTACCCGACGGTGGAGATCTTCAACAACGCGCCGAAGATGAAGGCCCGCCGGTTCGCGTACCACGACGAGGCGGAGTACCCGCAGGTGCAGGGTTCGGAGCCCCCGTTCGGTGGTGCGAACGACCCGCACACGCCGCAGGACGACCCGTGGGCCACCACCCCCGAGGCCGTTCCGGCGGACCTGGCGAAGACCCCGGAGGTCCCGGCTCCGGCTGCTGCGCCGGTGATCCCGCCGCAGGCTCCGGCGGCCGACGAGGACGACACCTGGTAGTCCTGGGGTGACCCGGTGATCCGGCCCCCTGCAGTGTCTGCAGGGGGCCGCGCTCATGATCATGACACTTCCTGAAATGTGCTAGACTATCAGCGTCGTGACCAGCGCATATCAGGAAGGCACCCCAATGGAAGAGACCCCCACGCGACGCCGAGGACCGTCCCCGTCCAAGGAGTCCCGCACCCCCGAAGAAGCCATGGAGCTGGCCCGCAAGCACCCC